AAGAGTATTCAAGCAAATCAAACTGGGGAAAATCAAGCACCCTATACGGAACGCAGAAACATTGTTCAGACATAGATACAGGTTTTTTGAAGTCAAAGACCGTTAAACATGCTTTCAAGGGTTACCCAAAACTCTCTATTGGTGCTGGTGGCGCACTCGAAGCTGACAAGGACATCGAACAGCAGCCAGAGCAGCAGCCAAAAACAGACGAAATATCTGTTAACGGCACTATCATTCAGACAGATGACAACGACCCATTTAATCAATAATCGAAATGGTAGATAATCAATTACAAGTTATTACTCAGCAGGCAGCCGAGGTAACAAGAAACGTCGCTTCTATCAAGACGGACATCGTGAACGCTATCACAGAAAACAATTCTTCTTTGCAAACTTGTATCAAAGCGGGTGAGACCCTTTTGGCTCTTTCAGAGAATATGAATGACGATCTCGACGCTCAGATTGCATCATATATCAAACGTGCATCTGCCACAAAGAAAGAAATGACTGAGCGACGCAAGGGCGTTACTCAGATTTTCGACCTCGTAAAGTCTGGATTTACCAAGATGGAAGCTATCTTGGATTCCAAGTCAGAGGATAGTATCATATACAGGTTGCAAAAGAAACGTGACGAGTATGCTGCATATAAGGTTGAACTCCAGCGTAAGGCAGAAGAAGAACGCAGGCGTATTGCCAGAATCGAGGCAGCAAAAATACAGCTCCACGACGATGTAATCTCTATCTGCAATCAGATTGTAAACGAGAAAACATCTGAGGCTCTTGATCGTATCTCTGAAAAGTTCCGTCTTATGACTCTCGATAATGCAGATGCGATAAAGAAGGAAATATCAGAGTATTCAACGGTTATCGACCTCGCTCACCTTCTTGCTGACCGCAAGCCGTCCGTTTCTCAAGAGGTTTCAGCCGAAGATGTAAGTGCTATCATGCGATCAACATATAAGGAAATATCCGTCAGCCTTATTCAAGCCTATGCAGATTCAGTATCTTCTGCCAAGCAGGATATTCTTGATACATTCGGCTCTAAGATTGCAGAACTACAAGAACAGAAGCGACTCGAAGAAGAGCGTAAGGAAGCCGAGCGCAAGGCAAAAGAAGCCAAGGACGCAGCAGAGAAGAAAGCTGCCGAAGAAGCTGCAAAGAAAGCCGAAGAAGAGAAGAAAAAACGCGAGGCTGAATTAAAGGAGGCAGAAGAGAAAGCTGAAAAAGAGCGTTTGGCAAAGCTCGAAGAAGATAAGAAACGACTTGAAGAAGAAGAACGTATTCGCAAGGCAAGCGCACAGACTCAGAATCTCTTCGATCAGACACCTACTATCGCTCAAGCTCCAAAAGTCAAAATCTCACACCATATTGAGATTGATAAGCCAGAAGGATTTGTAGCCATCATACAAATGTGGTGGGCACACGAAGGGTCAACATTGACTCTCGAAGAACTACAGAAAAAGTTGGGATTCATGGTCAAGACGTGCGAGAAATTGAAGAATAAAGAGGATATTACCGTCACCGACGATAACGTCCGTTATGTCGAAGATATTGCAGCTAAATAGTATGCCGTCAGATTTGTACTATTCCCGAAGTGAGGTCAGTAACTCTGACCTTACTTCCCTTAAATTACAGCTTCATCCTCAACTCGATTTTGTTAAGCCGAAAGATAAACAACTTGCCTTCCATCTTGGTACACTCGTCGATGCTTTCGTTACTGAGCCTGCAAAGGCAAATCATTTCCGCAAGACAGTTGATAACGAGCAATACACTGATAAAGAATGGCGTTGGGGTAAAGCCCAGCTTGACAAAATACGGAAGGCAGCAAAAAAAGATCCATTCCTCGACCATGTACTAAAAACAGCAGATGGTCAGCGTTGGTTTGCAAATCCGTGTCAGCATTTTGATGTTGGTTGCTACTCTTTCGATTTGCCGACAAGGTGCAAATTCGATTGGTGGCTTGGGTCTTTCGGTGGAGACCTCAAAACCACTACGGCTACGTCTCAAGACCAGTTTGAAAACGCAATAGATTTTTTCGATTGGGACAGAAGTAGAGCATGGTATATGGATCTAACTCATGCTATCAACCCCCTGTTTGGCAATCAAGATTTTATCTATGCCGTATCTAAAACCACCAATAAGGTTTTCTTCAAGAAGATTATTAGAGGTGATGAAACCTACGAGCGTGGAAAAGAGAAATATTTAGAATTGGCATTTAAATATTGGTTATTTGTATAATATGGCAAAATATAATCCTTATCCATATCAAGAAGAGGGTATTGCCAAGACTCTTGAAATGAAGCGTTGTATCAACGGTGATGAAATGGGTTTGGGGAAAACTGGTCAGGCAATTGTCTCTGTGGCAAGAGCAAAAGCCACACCATGCCTGGTTATATGTCCCGCCTCTCTCAAGATTAACTGGAAGCGTGAGGTCGAGAATTTTACAGACCTTAGACCTCTTATACTAACAGACTCTATCAAATCAACCTTCCCTTATTTCATAGGGACAATGAACCTATATGATGTTGTAATTGTAAACTACGAATCTTTAAAGAAATATTTTGTAGTCAAGGCAGATAAAGGCGCAAAACTCAAAGACATCATTTTTCAAGATGTTATCAAAGTATTCAAGTCTGTTATTATAGACGAATCTCACCGCTGCAAGAATCCAGCTACAGCTACTGCAAGGTTCGCAATGGGTATCTGTTCTGGCAAAGAATACATCAACATGCTTACGGGTACACCTGTTGTTAATGATACAATGGATCTCGCCACTCAACTTTGCATCCTTGGCAGAATAGGAGATTTCGGAGGTTTCAACAACTTTGTTAATACCTATGGCGAAGGGAAAAACCTCGCAGAACTCAATGCCATTCTTCACAACTCCTGCTATTTCCGTCGTGGAAAGAGAGAGGTGCTAAAGGATTTACCAGACCTTACTCGCTCAAAGGTTATCACTGAACTCTCCAATCAAGAAGAGTATGATTTGTGCGAACAAGACTTACGTTCATATTTGCAGGAATATAAGAATTTGTCTGATGCAGAAGTGCGAAAGAAAATGCGTATGCAAGCATTGGTTAAATTCATGAATCTGCGCAAACTTGCTGGGCAAGGCAAGGTCGAAGCCGCTATCTCTTTTATAGAAGATACAACGGAACAAGTGGTAGTGTTCTGCGAACACCATGATATTGTAGATGCTTTAGTTGAGGCAATTCCTGATGCCGTCTGCGTGACAGGTCGCCAGAACGCAGTACAGAAACAAGCAGCTATCGACGCTTTTCAAGAGGGAAAGCGACGGGTTATTATTTGCTCCATAAAAGCGGCAGGGGTTGGTCTTACACTCACAGCATCATCTAATGTAATCTTTGTGAATCTTCCTTGGACTATGGCAGACCTGTCTCAATGTGAGGCTCGTTGTCATCGTAACGGGCAGAAGAACGCAGTCAATTCGTGGATTCTCATTGGTAATCGTGGAGAGCAAGACACCATTGACACATATCTCTACTACCTGATAATGAAAAAAGGCTCAATGGCATCAAAGATTACAGGCGCAGTAGATGAAGCACTCAAAGACGAGAAGTATTTCGACGAACTAACAGATTTATTCTTAAATGGTATAAAATGAAAATTATATGGAATTAACAGGTAAAATTATCGCTGTCCTTCCTGCGCAGTCGGGAGTGTCAGCACGTACAGGAAACTCTTGGATGACTCAGCAGTATGTACTTGATGTATCAGGTAAATACCCGAAGAAATGTGTGTTTAGCGTCTTTGGAGAAGATAGAATCAGACAATTCAACATTGAGCCTAACGAAGAGGTAACAGTGCATTTTGATATTGATGCACGTGAGTATAACGGCAAGTGGTACAACGAACTCAGAGCATATAATGTTCTTCGGGTAACAGCACCTAAAACAGATACAGCCCCCGTAGTTCAGCCCACTGCGCCACAACAAGAATTATTTTCAGAACAAGACGGTCAAGATGCTGCACAGCAGCCGATTGCCGACAGCAACGACGATCTGCCGTTTTAGCATTTAGGGGTGTGGCTGCATGGCTGCACCCCGATAATAAAAACTCAAACTTATAACTATGGCAGCAAGAAAGACAGCGTTAGAGAAGAAGCTGGACGAAGCGGTTAAGCTACTCGAAAGGAACGGCTACACAATCACACCTCCAGCAGTACCGATTAAGGTTGACGCTACCGAGCTTAACAAGCGTAAGTTAGAAGCCCGCAGACAGGCTTTCATCGAAGAGCTTAGAAAGTATCAAGGCAAATACTCAAATGACCTCCTTAATATGTTTTTCACATATTGGAGCGAAGCAAATAAATCATTCACCAAAATGAGGTTTGAAATGCAAAAGACATTCCAGATAGACCTCAGACTTAAAACATGGTATAACAACGACCGAAAACGTTATGGAAGCAGACAAATCCCTACCGATGCAGAACGCATCAACAAACTTAGCGACATACTCGCAGGGTGAACAGAACAAGATAATGCAGACGTTGGCATCCTTTGGCGAGGACTACCAGATGCAGATATTCAACCGATACAACAAGGCAGTCGGTATCGAGAAAGCAGTTGCGTCTAAAGCACCGACATTCCACGATGTTTCTTCCTTCTTTGGTGAAGAGGCGACGTTGTTCTGGTTGCGCTATCATATCGCAGACACTTTCCTTTTTGTCGGCATCTACGACACATCATCAAAGTACCAGATTCAGCAGACCGCAGACCTGATACTAAAGCATGAGATATACGGACAGCTTACTTTGCCTGAGTTCCTGAATTTCCTCCAGCGTT